CTCACCGGATGCAAGCATCCACCTGTGGACCGCGGGTACGGTCTAAGACGCGCCCATTCCAGGCCTTCCTGGACGCGAATTGCTGGGTCTCCCCAGCGGCTTCGGCGGCTGACTAATGCCTCCTAAGCGTGAACTCTTTTATTTTCTGTCGTGTGTTTTTGGTGTTTTTATGTTTTATTTATTTTTATGGTGTTTTTGTGTTTTGGTTATGTTTTTGGCGTTTTTGTCTTTTGTCTTTCTTCTACAGTACGAGGCCGACGAAAATGCCGGCAGCGCCTGCGACGATGCCCACGAACGTCTCAACGTCGTTCGCGTCAAGCTCCCCGATTCGGGCAGCGACCTGGGCAGGAATCTCGCGCAGCTGCTTGGTCACGTAGGCGGCGCCCTGTGGCACCACCGTCTTCACCACCCGGCGCACACCGCGCGTAAGCGCGGCGAGCTGCGGGTTCTCCAGCACCACCATGGGCTTCACGATCGTGGTGTAGTCCGACTCCACTGAGTACTCGTAGTGGATCGTAACCTCGAAGGTGATGTAGCGCACGGATGCCGGGACATTCTCACACACAATCAGGATTCGGGAGTACGGCGCGATGCTGTCCGAGTAGACATCCCCGAGGTCGCTGGTCGTCGTCATCGAGGTGACGTGACTCAGCTCGTCGGAGCTGCCCCGAGGGACCCAGACCGCCGTGAAGCGGTCGCCGGGCCCCATCGTGAACTCATCCAGCTTCTTGCCGTCGTGGTCCTTCACCGCCTTGGCGAGGGCCAGCGACCCGAGGTCGGTGGACAGGGTGTCGTTCGGGATCTGGCCGACATGGACAGTGATGGGGGACGTGTCTGCATCCAGAAGGCAAGTTGCCTCCACGGTCATCAGCACGGGCCGGGCCTTGACGCCGACCGTTGCCAGCTGGGCGTTCAGGTTGTTGGCCTCCCCTCCACTCCACGTCGAGTTCCACGAGTTGGCGGACACACAGTTGATCGCGTCCGTGTTCGGACTGAACAGGAATGCTTTCTCCGTGTGGCTGCTGGTCCCCAGGGTCACCTGCTGCGTCACAGATGCCGTCAGGGCTGAGTTGAACTCCATGTCCGGGAACGGAGAGTCCCCGGCCAGTGAGCCACCAACAGCACGGCCCTTGGCCGCCGCCTTCTCCTTCTTCGACTCGCTCCCCACCTTGCCGTGCCGGTTCTGCTTGCGGTTGTTACGCGCGTCCATGCGCGCGTCCGCCTTGTTGCGTCGCCGGTCCTTACGGCCCTCCTGTTTGCCATCGCGGTTCTCCGCTCGAGCGGTCTGTCGACCGTCACGGTTCTCCCGCCGGTCATCGCGCCGGTCACGCCGGCGGTCACGACCCGTCTTCACCATTCTTACTACAACAACTATCCCGGGAGTGCAACCCCGGAACTTTACAGTACAAACCGCTTGCACGCGGTATAAACCCTCACTCCTCCTCCACCGCCCGCATCGAAGCGAGGGTGGGGTGGTAGAGCGTGCAGCGAAGCGTGTTAAGCTCCGCCTCGATCCAGGCTTCCAGATCCAGCACCTCCACCACGTCCAGCCGGTACCGGGCCGCGAAGACCTCCAGGGTCTCGGGCCCGGCCTCAAAGGCCGTCGACGCGGAGTACGTCGGGAGCTCCGGCTTCGCGCTCAGGTGGCGCGTCAGCTCGAGAACTCGGCGCAGCACGACGCGGAGCACCGGAATGCTAGCGTACTGCGCGAGGGCGCCCAGCGCGATTGAACGCGCCCGGCGGGCCTGACCCAGGGGGTTCAGGTTCGGCGAGCGGCTCCAGAAGAGCTTCGCCAGGAGCGAGCAGACTCGCGGCCCGAGGTAGGTGGCTCCGTTCGCCCGGTACATGTACTGGGAGCAGAACACACCGTCGGCCGCGGTCACGACACCGCCCGTCGTCCACAGAGTGTTTGTAAAATCACCCTCGCGGAGCAGCGCGTCGAACGCCTCGGCTTGCGCACGGGTGCGCAGCCGGACCAGCGAATCGTCCGAGCTGTTCAGGATCAGGAAGTCCTGGTGGGGCCGGAGGCCCAGGTAGAGGCAGCATGCCACCAGAAGGTGCACGCACTTGTAGATGCCCGCTGCGGACGTTGCGCCGAGCCCGGAGCCCAGCGCGTACGTGGAAAAGAACAGCAGGTGCTCCCCAAACCGGGCCGAGAATCCGGGGCCCATGCCCGCGAACACGCGACGGTCCTGAAGCGTCGCGGCGGCGATGTGGAACTCGGTCCAATCCCGCTCGTTCCAGCTGGCCTCAAACTTGCTCACGTCGCAGGGGACGGCGAAGTTCAGGCCTAGCGCGTCCGCGGCCGCGAGCGCGGCGACGGTCGGTCCGCCGGGGGTGCAGACGTACACAGCCCAGGAGCGAACCCAAAGGTTGCCCGGGCTCCCCAGCTTCTTGATGCGCTTCGTCAGCTCCCGCGTGAGCGGGCCGCTCGCCATCTGGCCGGCGTAGCCCTGAGCCGCGACAAGGCGGGGCTTCGTCTTCATCTCCCCGCGAGGCGGAGTGATGAGAACCTCGCTCTTCACGATGATCTTCAGGGTGCCGGTCGTGTGACCAGTCAGCGCGTCAGCCGCGGGCAGCGCCAGCCGGAGGCGCATGCGCTTCAGACCGCCGAAGGCCGGCGTGGAGAGGTACTCCTCCTCCTCCTCCCGGCTGCGGTCGTAGGCGCCCATGCGCCCGAGCTCCGTCACAGAGTCGTGACAGAGCATCGCCCGGATCTCCCAGAGCCGCCGCTCGAGAGGCGTGTCGGGCCGAACCCGCTGCGCCAGGCGCTGGCGAAGCGCCGGCAGCACGTTCGCCGTGCTCGCGGTGTACAGAAGAGGCGTGCCGCTCAGGGTGGGCCCGACCTTGCGGGCGCCCCCCGGGCGACGATCCTCCATCCCGTTCACTCCCAGGCGCCAGCTCAGGCCGACACCAGGGTGCGAGGCAGTGGCGGACCAGCCCACCAGCTCGTCCGCGCGCGTGGGCCACCGGCCGCCGGAGCGGTCGGCCCCACGGAGGCCCTCCTCCAGCGACAGCGTCCGCGACTGCACGATGTAGTCCGGGCTCGGGAGCACGGCGCGCACGTATGCGTCGGCCGCTCGCTCCTCCATGCCCAGATGCGTGTCGTAGGTCACGGTAGTCGCCTTCAGCGGAGGTCCGGGGGCGGCGGCCTCCTCGGCCGCCGCCTCGGACAGCGGGGGCGGGCTGCCGCTCTGCTGCCGCGTGCCACCCGCTGCCGCGGCGGCCACGCGAGTGGACACCATCGACAGCAGGTTCGCGTACGCGAACGAGAGGGCGTGCACCACCGAGCCGCCGTTCGGCCAGCGAGTGGCGAGGGCCGAGCCCGCCCACTGCGCTGCCGTCAGGCCCGCCGACAGCCCGATCATGGTCGGGACCGCAGCCGGCAGGACCATCCCGGTCTGCCACTGCACGTACCCGTTCCACAGCGCGTGCCACGTGATGGCGAGCGTGCGGTTGGGCAGCAGGGCGGCGGGCACCAGGCAAATCAGCTTACCGCAAACGATCGGGGTCGTAAGCGGCACGCCGGCCTGGACGGTCTCCATGAGCTCGAAGCCCACCTGAGCGAGCGAGTACGTCAGGCGCAGTGCCTTGCTGGTGATTAGCCAGCGCGCGTACTCCTCGCGAACAGGAGCGGAGACCAGGTGCCCAAGGGTCATCGAAATCCCCTGGGTACCGGTGGAGTGCGGCGACAGGCGCCGCTTCGCCAGCCAGAGCCCGAACCCCATCGCGCTCCCAGCCACGGCCAGAAGACCGAACCGGGCCACGTAGTGGTCGGACACCTCGGGCAGGGCCTCCATCAGGCCCGACTGGTCCAGCATGGCGCGGCTGCCGCTGTCGGCCGCCGCCCAGCTGGTGAGGACGCTGTTCTCCACCTGGCAGAGCGCGGCGGCGATGATCGCCGCGCCGTGAGACGCCAGGTAGCGCGCAGTGCGCGCATCCGGGACGTGTCCGCCGCTCAGGTGACGCGTGAGCACCGCCGTGCACCGCCGGGTCGCCGTGGTGTACACGGCGCCCCGACGGGCGACAGCGGCCAGCTCGACGACGAGAAGGTCCACCAGTGCGCGAGGGACCCGGAGGTCCTCCTTCGCGCTCATCCACGTTCGCGCCGCGATCGGGATGTAGTCCGTCACGAAGCGCGGCAGTGCGCGCAGCGTGCGGCCCGGCGAGTGCCGGGGCACCGTGACGTACTCACGGCTACCAGGGATGTCGTACCGCGGGGCCTCGGCGAGCAGAACGAACCGGGTCAACACGGTGTCGAGGCCTCCCTCGTACACCTGGCTGAAGATACGCGAGTGGCAGAGCCACAGCGTCTTCCCGGCGGAGTTCCGCACCGCGCGAGGGCCGTCCCGCAGGTAGTCCAGGTCGCCGTGCACGTAGGGGCGGTCGTTGCCCACCACGTTCACCCAGACGGAGCCGTCATCCTCCGTCCACCATTCGGTCCCCTGCGAAGCGCAGGAGCCCACGGGCCGTGCGGGGTCCACAATGACGTGGGTAGCGTCAAAGGTTCGAGCCCCCAGAGCGAGCATCACGTCCGCGATGTCCTGCGCCCCGTAGTAGTACACGGCGTGGCTGCAAAGCACACTGAGTTCCGCGCCCCCAGCGTTGGCCATGCAGCCGCAACCTGCCACGGGGTTGTGGTAGCAGGCCGGCCGCCCAGCGGCCGCCCGGCCCCCCGGCCGGGTCATGTTCACGAGGTCGGCAGGGGTGCCGGCGGCCATGAACGTGTGGAAACGTCCCGCACGCGCGGACCGAGCGTCGATCTCGACAGTCAGTACCCGCGTGGGCGTCCCACGAAGCGATGCGTCCCGTCGCCGGAGCAGCTCCCCCGTGGCCACACGGGTCGGGAAGTGCTGCGCGTTGCCATCTTGGAGCAGGCAGGCGTCGGGGCGGTGTCGCGTGTTGCAGTTCGCGCACAGAGCCAGCGGCTCGTTCGCGTTCTGCGCCATGTCAGTCAAACACGGAGAGTTGACAGAAAAGCTTC